ACAAAAAATAACTTAATAAGAAATAAGAAAAATTAATAAACTTATGTGAGGAAACCCAGAAAACCTCAAGAATTAATTAATGTGCGGCTGGGTGCATAGCACATATATATAATTATATACATTAAAGCTACCTATTTAGCAGTAGCCAGATATTCGCGCAATGACATACCAGGTTTTGGGTTGTATTGCTTGTTGACGCGCTGTGGTTTGGGCACGCGTTGTTGTTTTGGCACCTCATCATAACGCGGCAGACGTGTGGCAGGAGCGGCAGCTTTGTTGTTACTAACCTGCATACTACGAACTGCACGCGACAATGAACTTATCTTCGCTTCAAGTTTCTTGTCCGGGTTACGTTGAGATCGAACATAACGAGATGGAACCGGAGCCCTTGAAGGTTTCTTCTGAGGTGTTTTATTTTTAGGTTTAACTTCAGTTTTGTCCTCCTTCTTCTTACTGCCGAATATATCCTTCAACCACGAAACAGCAGTTGGAATAAATTTCATGGCCGTCATAGCGATGGAACCAAGGTCGTTTGCAGCAGCAGGCAACGAATCAGGACGAGCATGCATGATACCGATGGCCATACGAATGGCATCATTATCAGGCAATGGCAAAGTACGCTGAAACGTTACCAAACTGGAGTTTGGACGTGGTTGCAACTCAAGACCAACGAATGATTTGACAGTAATATAGGGGACAGATGTTAAGCTAGTACCAACAGTTGTTGGTACAGTTAAACCCTCGAACAAAGTGAAGGACCAATCCAAAGATGACCAAGGAACTTCAGCAGTGTACGGTGAAAATGTGTTACCAGGCGCCAATTGAGAATACAAAGGTATATATATAGCAGTTGTACCATCCTGAACATATCGCATAAACGACAAATTCAAACCAGGTGGTTGGCCAGCAGTAGTTGATGAAGTTGAATAGTTAGACACCCAGGGAATAATCTCATCCTCCTGTTGCAAAACAGTGAATGAACCCTCACGTGCTGGACGTGTTGCCGCTTTAGGTGAACTAACCAGTAACTGACTGCTTGACGATGGAAATAAATTGTTATAATAAATTTGGCTGCTATTTGGGATGACATTACCTTTGTTACCAGTTTGTGTGCCCCATTCCCAAATTTGGTACGACATTTGTTCGCCTGGTACAACGACCCCATCTTTGTTGACGACCTGAAAATCATCTGCATTACCGCGGAAAGTGTATCCCAGATGTGAACAGGACGCACGAACAGCGTTAAGAAGACTCAAAGATGATTTATGATCGCCATTGTGTTGCTCGAATAAAGTTAACAAAGATGGACCTTGAATGATATCTGGCTTAAATTTTGCAGAGGTAACAATACCTTGGTTGTTAAAGTTGGTAGCATTAAGGTAATACGTGCTAGACTTATAAGTCTTGCGATGAGAGCCGATGTCGGTCATCCATTGCTGGAAATTATAACCCGCTGAGTTAACAGAAGGTGGTACAGTTTGTGATACGGTAGGTTGTGAAGCAGTTGTTGCCTGAGATTGAGGCTGTATCCACCCGGAGACGGAAAGCGCAGAATCAGCAACAAACATAAAAATATAATTCATAACAACCGCACCAGAAGACTGGACAAATAAAATGGAAGACGGGTTAATGGTTTTCACAGTACTGACAGCAGTCGGTAAAGTGATGATAGGTGGTACATTAAGTTCCGCCTTCAACTCCATAAGAACGACATTTGGAGCAGAGCAATCAGGACGACCTTGATATTCAGACGACATCGGACTAGGTGGATGCGTAACCTTGTTGACATAGGCGGCACCCGCAGCAGTACCAGCATGTATTTTAATGCCACTAACTTGCCCAACTTCAGTTGACATGTTAAATAGGTTGAATAAATAAATAAATTAAAATAATTTAAATAATAATTAAATAAAATATAATTAAATGTAGATAAAGGTAGAAGATCTATATATTAAAATGGTTAAATAGAGTAAAATAAATAGTAAGAAAATATATTAAAATAAAACCAAAATTGGATAAATAAAATAATAAAGTTAAAGAATTAAAATTATAATTTAAGTGTGTGCATATCGCATTCAATAAGCTCGCTAAATTTAATGGATCGGCTATTTTGGATAAAATAAAACAAATTTGATACATCTTGTGTTGATATTCGTATGTTCGAGACAGGTGTACCATCTTGGTTTACATAATAATCGTTGTAAAATGCAGAACATGTCGTTGAACCTTCGATAACTTGCGAAGTGGTTTTAACGGCAGCAACGCGTTCTTGTAGCGAATCAAGAACTTCATTAAAATGAGATTCATCATAATATAGTTTATCCAAAAATTTTGCTGAATGGCGCAACACATCAGGGAATAAACCTTTAGATGTTAAAAACCAACCAGCAAATTCACCGACGGGTGAATTATGAAGCTTGAGTCGATGACCAGTATATGCGAGAATACGTTGCGCTTTAGCATTCATTTTGCAATTACGACAATTGACAGCCGAATCATCACCTTTGAACATAGCAAATTGGAAACCTTCATAATCAAAGATGGAAAAACATAAAGCCATATTACCAATTGTGTTCTCACATATGGTAAAGGGATTACCTGAGAATTGCTTTTCGCGGCCGCGCAATGAAGCACTGCCCCACATAGATCGATATTGCATGATCCAGGATGAGCGAAAGTTTTCGTAATCAAGAACAAGGTCGCGTGGACATCCAGCAGCGATCAATAACCAAGATGTTAATTTAACAAATGCGGTACGAAAACTAGCATCCCATTCAGAAAAATCATTACATGTAAATTGTTCGAGCTCGGCAAACTTAGCAATCATTTCAAGATATCGATCATTAAAAGTGGAATCACTATCGTGCGTAGCTAATATGATGTTACGTTTATTTTTAACAAGCAGTTCACGGATGCGATCAAGAAGTGCACGAGCCCAACCGCAAAATAAAACATTTATACGCTTCGATGTGGCAGCAACACCTTGGCCGACTTTATCACTGGTGTCAAATCCTTGCGCCGGATCGAACTTGGACTGCCGTTTGTTGAAAAATTGCAATTTCTCTTCGGATAGTTGAGTTATTTGATCTATCTCTTTCATAACGGTTGGGTCTTTAAGCTTGACGTTTAATTTATCCAAATATTGCCGTTGGCGCTTAACGACATAATCATGCGACATGCGAAGATCTTTTTTAAGTTTATGGACTGAGTGTTCATTACCATAAATAGCCATACTGAGACCATTGAGCAATTCCTTAAATGTATATTCCATATCACGCTTATCATTAACAGGATAAGCTTTACTATAACGTTTAATTAAGGTATCAATAGCCTCTTTAGAATTAGCAGACAATTGATGTTTTGCGAATTTGTCTTTACTAATACGATAAACTTTAAATTTGCGTTCGTAATCACGTATGGCCTCAGGTGATACGCTAAGAAATCCAGACTCAACAGGTGGTGCATTTTTACTTGAAACATTAATGAAATCGCCAGTCGGATCATTGACGGGTTTTATGACATCCTTGAGTATGGTTTGTGCAATGGTGCGAGAACCGACATCGCGATTAAGTGCACGTTCGGATGTTGGCACAAAACCATCCTCAAACTCAGGTATGTCAATAGTATGTGATACATGCATACCATTAACATCAGCTAAACGAAAAATAGGTGTTAAAGCGACATTATACGTTTTCGCCAGGACATCAGTATCACCGTATATAATTAAAGACTGCGAAGCACGCGACATGGCGGTATATACATATTGTGATCTAGCCAATAATTGAGTTTCGACAGCGGCCGAATCAATATAAAAAACGACAATAGGTTCACGAGAGCCAGTAAAAGTTGTTATAGTGTGTGAATTAGCTCCCATATCACTAAATTTCATAGCGGTGGAATGATTGAAAGATATAATAGGAAGGCCAGATTTTAAGAGCTCTTCGAGCTTCCCTTTAAAAGAATAAAGACCATTTTTAATTTTTGAATGCGTTCGAATCTTCCAATCAAACTTCTTATTAAAAGCATCAGAAATATCATGTGGTATCTTATAAACATCGACTAAATTGTTGGTGACACCAAAATCAGCAATAGTTAAAATTTGACCTTTACCGAAAAAATTGCAAGGTGGAGTTTGAAATGCGTCACCAAGACAAACAATTTTATGATTTGGGTAAACGTGAGCAACGAGAGATATATAAGCAACATCAAATTGAAAAGCCTCATCAATAATAATGTGCGTATACGACGTATGTAAGTTAGGAGAACCGTTTTTGCCGAAAAAAGTATGCGGTGTGAACGACTTCACGCCACGAGATTCATGTTCGGACATAAGTTTGTGCGAAGGTGCAATAAAAACGGCGCTCTTATAATTTGAAATAGCATGCGTGGTTTTGCTAGCACTAGCAAAACCAGATAAAACTTCTATCTCAAATAAAGCAAAGTCATCCTCGTTGGCGATATCATTAGGACGAAAAACGGATAAATCAACGTCACCAAGTTTACCCTGGAAAAACAAGTCAGCAAAGGCCACATGATCTTGGAAAGGTATTAGATGTGTTGTTATGGGACGATTCCAAGACGGGGTGTCATACCATTTATAAAAATTATCAACATTATAGCCTGTTTTATGAGTGCATTTAAAAATGCGTTCAGTTGTATCAATACCATCATAAACCAATTCGATATTTGACCAATTGGTCATTTTCCATAATTGATGGGGGTTAGCAAAAGTTTTCGTTGTTAATAAACCACCATCATTCAAAAATTCAGGAACAAAGTTATTTGCGATATCAATTGCAGATTCACTGTTAAAAGCGGCGCCAATATCATTAATAATATAATCAAATTTCATTTTTCTTTTGCGCAAATAACCAAAAAGCTGAGACACATCAGTATAAAAGAAATCTATAGCAAGATTCGGCTTTGGCTTAAGACCAGGTGTGTAATGCGCGGCAAAAACTTTAAAACCACGCTTACGCAATTCAGTTGTGGTCCAACCTGGAGCACAAGACAAATCAAGAACATTAGGATGCGTCTTTGGATCGATGTTATCAAAAATACTCACATACTTAGTGATAGCGCCGCCGGTGAGTTTGCTGGTAAAGTGTCCGCCATCGTGGTATATTTTAATCTTACGACCATCAATGGTGGAATACATAAACAATTGATTTTCTAAAACAGAACGAATAAAAACATTAATTTGAAAATTACGAGCCAACAACTCAAGAGCTAAATTGCTGATGTTGTTGCGATGGTAATCGCCGTAAAGCATGTAACGACGTATGTCTTCGATAGTTATCTCATCGGAATCCTGCAACAAACCGACAAGCAAGAAGGTGGTGAGACGCAAAATATCAGCTGGCGAGCATTTTAAAAAACCAGCTGCGGTACATGCTTCATAAAAAGATTGCATAGCACAATGACCATTACGAAAATTGGCTGAGATATTAGTATGCCAAGGTGCAACTTCAGATAACGGGAGGTTGCAAACACTATATGTACGTAAGGTATTGGCAACAACATAATTAGCACCAGCATCACTAATAATATGAAAACCGTTAGATAAATCCTCCTGAGATGAAGAACCGGAGGGTGCCAAACGAACTGATGATGATCGATCACGGACGCTTGGTGCACGTTGCGCTTGAGATTGCGTGGCATTAGAAGTGGATGCAGCATTAATAAGACTAGCTGAACCAGAAGTGGAAATGGACTCAGACGATGATGAAGAAAATGACGATAAAGAAGAATGTGAATCAAAAAGATTCAAATGATCCAATTTGTTAGTCGCACGAGGATCTGTTTTGGTGTAGCCAACACTGTACGATCTAAATTTTTTGAAAATAGGTTTTGCTGCAGGAACCTGAGAAGATTGACCAGAGGTAGAAGAAACACTGGACTTACGAGATGAAGAAATGCTGCGGCGGAATGTACGAAGAGAGACAGCATCAAGATCTGCATTAATTGGTGGTGGAATACCTATCGGGCGATGACGAGCTCGACGTGTAAAATCCAAGAATCTTGTGCGTAGATTTGATATCTTTTTGTAAGCAGCAGCCGCAGGTGAAATAGGTGGAGTTTTTGGTGCATTGTTAGGAACGTGCAAAGGCAAAGGTGCAGAACCATGTTCCCATGCGTAACGACTAGTTTTAAGTGGTGCAGGAGTTGGATCTGGGACGATCGAAGGTGTCGATGGAACGAAACCAGATGGTAGGACGGTTGGCAATTTTTCAGAGACGATACGACTACAGCAGCTTGTAAATTGATGCACCTTATTGACACGATAACTTGACACGGGTAATACATGAAATTCATAAAACCAAAAACCATATTCATCCAAACCTTGCGGTTGGCCAGCGATTTTAAGATCGTGATTTGCTTGCCAATCACGAGCACCTTTTTCGAAATAATTCATGAATTTCTGTATTTTGCGAGAGAAAAAATCAGAAAAAGCACCACGATTTTGATAATTTTTAATATATTTAAAAGCCTCACTAATAGTTTTGGTACGATCAGTTCGTTGTATCGCACCAATAAGAAATAAAGACATGGCAATACGATATTGTTCATCTGGGGAAGCAGGTAAAAAAGCCTCTTGAACAATATTTGGACCGATACGAATTCGATCACAAACGCCTTTCATATATGTAACAATTTCATGCCACTTATAACCCTCATCAGCGGCACGCTGTATATAGTTCATAACAGAAGAAACAATGCGAGTTGGAACAACAAAATGGTTGAGATCCTTCTGTTCAACATAAAAATTCATTTTAACAGCGCTGTACATGTCAGGAACCATAACACAATCAGAAAATATCGAAGCGAGGGGAACAAAACGACTGACACAGCCAATGTTAAAGCTCTTCTTGACACGTGCGATCTTAATAACACGTAAAGGGCCGTAAGAGCGAACGACCTCAAAAATTAGATTAAAATCGAAACAAGATATACCACAAGTGTTGTGCCATGATGCCCAAGTTGCAGTGTCATGTGAGTAGATAATAGACTCATCATTCATGACAAACTCAGAACGGTTACCGTTGGGAACAACACGAAAAAATTCATATGGATCACGTAAATTATTTTTGTATAAAGTTGTGGTAAAATACATAAAAACAGTTAAAGTTCTTAATCCATGCTTGGAAAAAATTTGAGCGACATCATACATGGATACATCATACATAGAATGGACAGCGAATCCGTGATCGGCGGTATAATGACAATTTTGTGATCCTTTAACACAACATTTAGTTGGTTCACCGATTACAGAATGTGGAATTAAATCCTCATTACGTGAAGTAGCAATTCGAAAGTCTTCACGGGAGGTGTCTAATAACAAACAGTTGTGGTTACAATTCAATTCACGACGGGGATCACCGATAGATAACGTGATCCGACCACGACTTTTAATACGCTCAACCTCCAATTTCGCCTCGTGGTTAGCAAAATCGTTAAGAGCGGCAAGGACAGGGTGTTCAGAGTCCTTACATTCGCCGTTAGGATAAACAAAACGACGCTTAAAACATGATTGTAACATTTCATTTTCAGCAGCGGACATACGATAGCGATGTGTCCAAGCATCGGCTATCTTTTGCCTATTGTACTCAATGGCAACAGCGTCACGCGCATTTTCAATTGCGACAAGTCCATTCTTAGAAGGGACTGTCAATACAGATAAAGTTTTAGTATTCAAATCAGACATGATTGAAATATTGATTAGTAATATTCAAGCTCAAAATAGGAACTGAAAAGACAATTG